TGCTAAACAGTTCTAGTGAACGTTCTAACAGATCGCTTTTATCAAAGCGAAGTTTACGTTCATTTAGTTCATTACCGATTGTTTTAACAAGTGTAACATACTTGTTCCAATCTACATTATGTTGTAGCCATAGAGCCAAATCAACAGTTTGCAAGTTACTACTCCTTTTGCTTTTAACTGTAATTATTATAACAGAAAGTTATCTAGTGGTCAAGTGATTTGGATAAATCTTTTGTGAAATTGTAATCTTTCATAATACACTTTAATTTAAAATGTCTTTCAGAAATAAGTGTATCGACTGTTTCTTTAAGTTCTGATAGTGTAACATCAAGCCATTCTGTACGCCAGTCTTCTACCACCCAAATTTTATCTGCCATCACAGTTTTAATTGCACGTTCGAGTGCTTTAGCATGTGGTCTGTGTCCAGCATATATAAATGGAAAGTTTACAAGTTTGCCTGTATGACTACTGTACTTTTGACTACGGTCTTTAATATCCTGTGCAATACCAAATCCTGGTCGATCAAACGGCATTACAATGTAAAAGTAATATGTATCAGTCATGTATAATACCTGCTACAATAAGTCCTGCAATTACACTGGCAGTATGTTGCCCGTCAATACTAATAAACTTACCATCGCTGGTTTTTATACAAACAAGTATCTGTAAAAGAGCAGGATCAAATGTTTTAGGATTGATAATATTTGAACAATGTAGTTCGTCTAGAGTACGTTGAATGTCTTCGTCAATAAGAATATCACCTAACTTAACCTGTGCAACACTGGGCATTCTGTTAAGATCAAATTCAAATCCTTCATTTTTTAAACGTTCAACAGCCTTGCGCCATTTAGCAGTATCTTCTAATTTCTCAACTCTGTCTAACAGTGTAACAGTTTTACCTATTCCGCCTTTAAGTTCATTTAAATTTTTCATTGGATTAGGTCTACGAACAACTTCTTCATAATCATCAAACTGCTTTATGTTAAGTATTGCAGGATCAAAGAATGAAATTAAATCATCGAACCTATCTAACAAACTTGCAGGTACATATTCTGTACCACCAAAGTGTTTGTATAATTGGAGCAATGCGACAGCATAACCTTCGTCATTCCATGCTCCGTCGTATTCATATTTTGTTCTGTGCCATTTACGAAATGCTTCTGTAACAGATTCTTGATATTGTTGTAAGTCACCAAACAACTGTTGAATCATGCTTGCCATATCATGTTGTAACTTATCTGTAAAAGGACGTTTTGCACTTTTGAATACACGATTAATATCACGAAACATAAAGAAACAACTTACGTGTAAAGGAACAAAGTGAAAATACTTGTTGTGCCAACCGCATGCGAGTTCTAGTTCTTCATCTGAAAGTGTTTTAAATGTTGCAATATTGGAAAATGTACCTGGATAGTTTTTGTATTTGAATGCTTCAACAGGATAACAGTTATGTTTTTCTGCAATGCTTACTTTTCTTTCGGTAATTACTTCGTCTTCGTCTGTTGTATCGCCATCAATACGTACAACGTTTACTTCGTTACGAAGTTTTTGATATGCTGTTTGTTTTTTCTTTCCTTTGCCGTTAACGATACTAAATGCACGTCTAGCAAATGCTAAATTGTCTGTTTCTATATACAGTACTGGAACTTCAAAATCTTGCCAATTCATAGTATCACTTTCTAATAAAGCGAGGGGATCCGAAGACCCCCTCTATAGTTAGTTAGGATGCCATAGCGGCTTGAACATACTTGCCGTACTTGTCATGGAACCGGTCAAAGTTTTTCAAGTCTTTTGGCGAAAATGGCAGTTTATAAGTAGCGATAGCAACTCGCGTACCCATTACAACTAGTTCAGTTTCAAAATTATCCATCATAAAACCAAAGAAGTTGTCTGCCATTTGTGTCCATCCCTTCTCCTTGCGTTTAAACGCCTCTTGAAGTTCATAGCACATACTTACAGTTAGTGAATACATCGCCGAAATTTCTTTCGTCTCCATACTCTTAACCTTGCCTTTAAGTATGTCTGTTGGATTAGGCAGTTTAGCCGCAACCTTACGGTGTGCCGCAAATTTAACTGCCAAGCCTTCGCCGACTGAACCTGCTACCAAATCTGTAAGTGTAGATTCGGACAAGTCATCGTCGAGAAGTTCGCTTACGAAACTCCAAGAACGTGGAGTTGCGAATGCTCGTGAACTTGACTTTGGATCAAAATCATATAGATCTTGTTTAGCAAAAGTCAAGTAACCCACAACGTCTGCGTGGATTTTGTTTTCTGTCGCCCATGTCAACCAATCTTCAAAGTCAACACGTAGTTCAAGGTGTACAAAACGATTGGCAAGTGGTGCCGGCATACGATAAGTTACACCCTTATCTGTTTCACGGTTACCTGCCGCGACAATTACAACATTGTCTGGTAGTTTGTAAGTACCAACCTTGCGATTTAGAATAAGTTGATAAGCCGCCGCCTGTACTGCTGGTGCGGCACTGTTAAGTTCGTCCAAAAATAGTACAACAGTCTTGTACTTTTTAGCGAAAGTTTCATCTGGCAGTTCACTCGGTGGTGCCCATGCCATTACGTTATCATTTGCCGCATAATAAGGAATACCTTTAATGTCTGTAGGTTCCCACAGTGACAAACGAACGTCAATTAGGTGTGCGTTTTCTAGTGAGTCAGTAATCTGACCCATAATGTCTGATTTACCAATGCCTGGAGGACCCCACATAAAGATAGGACGCTTCAGTTTCATTGCGTGTTGTACAGCCGCCTTTGCTTCGTTTGGTGTAACTGTACGTGCTTCTGTTGCTTGTGTCATTTGCTATGCTCCTTTGTTTCTAACTATAAGTATATAATAGCATCAGACACGGAAATGTCAAGCGGTTTTTCCACTTATTTTCCAAAAAAACTGTCCAAAATGAAGAATTAATCTTCTAATTCTTGTGCCATAGCACGAGCAAGACCGTATTGTTTGATATCTCCAGCAAACATCATTAGTTGTAGGCCCATTTTTTCGCTGAAAACATAGATACGTTTCTTTGTAACGTAATACGGACAATCAATAAAGTTGTCTAGGTATAAGAATACTTGTGGAGTAAACTTGATTTCATTAGGAAATTTGATTTCATAAGTTTGTAAATCTGCATGATCTACAGCATATTCAAAACCGTCTTTGGTTAAACGCAATCCAGCATCACCTTTTGCTCTAGTGTTTTGCCACCAAAGCATGTAGTTCTTTTTTATTTCAGTTTCGTTTATATTTTCTTCTTTAGCAGAGATCATAAACGTTTTTGTATATGCTTCTTTGATATCCATTTTTAAAGTTTTTCACCTTTTGTCAATTTATATACAGCAAATTCTTCTGTCTTAAACATATTGTTAAGTTTCTTTGCAAGATTAATAGCATGACCAGGATTTGAAAAACTAGTTTTTTTATATTTTGGACCAGGTGTTGGTGAGATTGAATTAGAACTTTTTAGATTAAAAGGCTTACCTTGATAAAAGACCGCCCAGATTGCTTCTGCATCTAGTACTTCTTCTTTTCTATAAGTGTTCTTGTCTGTATATGATTCAAGAACTATTGGTTTAGGTCTACTCATTGTACGTAATTCCTTTAAGTTAACTACGTACTTATTTATCGAAAATTTAGAAGTTTCCGCCGTCCATTTGTATGTTGATTACTTCTTCAGGGGGATTAGCAAGTGCATTATCTTGTAATTCTACAAGCCTTGCAAGCACTATACCTATACTATCAGCAAGATCTTTATACTGTTTAGCATCTAGTTTAATTTCTCGTTGATTAGTTTTACCTGCTACTTTAGCCGCTTGTAAAAAGTTCTCTATAGCAATAGTATTAAGTGGATTTCGAGACATTTGATAATACCTGACGCATTTCTAGTTCTGTTGTAAAAGGCCCTTTATACTCATATCGTTGTAGTGTAATCAGTTTAGGGCAAAATGATTTTACCCAACCTTTAGCAAATTTAATTGTGTAATAGCCTGCACAGTACAAACTCTTTGACTTTTTACTTTTGCTATACAACGGTAAATTATTTTGTACATCAAATAAAGGATTGTATGCAGGTGTTGAAGTTGGAAATCCATGTACTTCTAAAACCTTTGCATTTTTAATTTTTTCAGATGATGTTGCTTCAAAGAAGTCTTTTCCAAAAGCATCATAAACTTTATCGACATTTTCAAAATGAATTTTATCTCTTTGAGTAACAAGAATAAACCCATCTTTGTTTTTTTGTAATGTGCCAACTTTTTTACCGTAGTTTTGTACGATCCAAAACTTATTAGGCACTAACTGTTTTGCTAGTAATTCCTGCATATTCTCCTCCATATCTTGCATTAAGTGGTTTTGCAAATGTTTCTGCTTGTTCAGTAATTTTGTTTAGATCATAACTGCTTGCAAACTTAACTAATCTTACACCGACCTGTGAAATATTTTTTTGTGCGTTTATTGCTTCTGCAATGGTTGAACCAATCAATTCTTTAATTTGTGGCGGTTGTGCTTTTAGATCACAAAGTGTAACGTTTCTAGAATAATCATCTAGTACACGATGTTCTTCGCCCAGGTGATCAGTCCATCTTTGTAGCATTAAATTATTCCAATTGTAGCCTTTTGTAACCCTGTCTTCAAATGCTTCTTGTAATCCTACTTTGTTCTTTGTGCCTTTTTTGCGAACACCAGGATAAGCACTAAACACATTATCACTTGTATCGCCACGCATACATTTTTCAAACAGCAACCATTCAGGATCAGGAGCACCTTTAGGTTGTTTTGTCTTTTTATCTACAACTTCTTTACCTTTGTCATCAAAGTAACCTTCGTGTGTAATAGTTACTTTTTGTACACCGTTGTACTGTTTTACGTTAGGTGCAATAAGTTGTGCAAAGTCACCGTCTGTACTGATAATAACATGATCATCTTTAGGATGTGCTTGAACCCAACCTGCAATCAAATCATCTGCTTCTAATTGCGGATTTTGTAATACAGTGCAATTTGTTTTGTTTTGTAGGAAATCTTTAAACTCGTCAAAGGTTTCCCAAAAGATTTTTTCTTCTTCCTGTTGTGCTACAGTAAGACTATCGCGATGCTCTTGTCTATTTCTTTTGTAAGGTTCATAAAAATCTTTACGCCAACTTCTGCCTTCTAAACAAAATACTACATGGTTACCGTTGAAGTCTTGCCATGCTTTTCTAATGCTTTGTAGTGTAGTGTGTAGTGCCATACCAATTTTAATATCAGCATCGCCTCTTACAGCATGTCTAGCACGGAAAAATGTATTTGCTGTATCTACAAGTATGTATGTCATTATTTTCTGCCCAAATATTTCATCTTATACCATTTAGCAAAATCAGGATTGTAAACCATTGTTTCGTGTACCTGTTTTGCACTCAACTGATCAGATCTAATACAATCTGCCAGTGCTTGATAATCTTCTTTTTTGTATCTAGAAGATTTTTCAACTACTGTTTTTTCCATTTTTACCTCCTATACTACATTAAAACTAATTGCAATTCTATCTTGCTCTGCTTGTTGTTGGCTTACACTGTGGTTCAACCAACCTGGAAATATATTAAGCATACCTGTTTCAGGTGTAAAACTTGCTTGATTAGTAGTAAAGTCGTTAAAATTATTAATTACGTTATTTGCCCAATGATTATTTGAAGTAGTAGGACTATAAAAGTTCAGTTTAGCATCATTTTCTGTTGCCTGCACATAGTATACACCACTCCATATTGCAGGACTGTGATTATGTGTTTCGTGATAACTACCTTTTCTGTTTATTGCAAACCACATATCTCTTATCTTCAAGGTTTTTGTTCCATCAAAGTCCATAAACTGATTAAGTTCTTTTATTGAATTACTTAAAAAATTTACAAATGGATACATTTCATTATATTCAATTAACGGTTTATCTAATGTTTTATTATAACTTGTAAAGTAATTGTTTGTCAAGTCAGAATTTTTATCATTTTTAAAACTATTTTCTAAACTGTAAAACAGATTTGTCATGTCTGAATTATATTTTGTAGAATCTTCCCATTTTTTTCTTACAACTGGGGTGGGAAATAATCCTAATAGTTCAGACATTAACTAACCTCTGACTTATTATCGCCGATATTTTTTGTGTTAATAAATCCAGCACCCATTTGCATGTCTGGACTTGCTACTCCTTCTTCTTTAGCAATATTTCCACAAAGTTCTTTAAACCATGCATCAACAATTTCTTCTTCTGTATCTCCGTTATATCCGTTTATTCTCAATTCTCGAACAAAGTGTTCATTCCAATCTAGTTCAAAAAAACCATTTCTTGGATTATCTTTCTTCATTTCTACATTAAGAACAGCGATATAAGGCTGTTTCTTTTTTGTTGCTTCTGCTTTTGCATCATTGCCTGGATCTTTAGATACAGAAGCAGGAACATGATTTTTGTTAAACATCTTTTTTAATTTATCTAACATTATAGTCCTGCCTTTCTTGCTTTTTCATCTAGTGTTTCTGTTTTATGTTCCCCATGCGTTTCCGAAGATGTCGACGTGTAGTCTAGGTGTGTATCTCCAGCCTCGTTCCATTGCGAGATTGGCCACTCGTCTTGTGTTGAGTCCGTATTCTTCCGATCTACCACCGAGCGGCATGATGTATACAGGGCATTCAATCCCGACACTACGGTATTCGCTAACGGCTTTAGTAACTTCATCCACATCAATATCATCAGCGACCACAAACTTAAGATAAAGTTCACTGTTAGGAACATCATAGTAAGTGCGAACAGTTTCAGGCTTAATAGCGTCATTCCAAGACTCTCCTGAAACGGTGAGTTTCGGACTGCACGAGAATGTGAATTGTATTCTGTCTTGAGATTCGAGGAATTCTCTAAAATCAGGACGTAGATTTTGTGTTGCATTTGTTTCAAAGGTGACATTTTTTAGGTCCTCCATACGTGGGTGTTTTAATAGTTCTTGCCAAAACCTTTGCCACCCCAACAAAGGCTCACCTCCTGTTATTACCAAGTGAACATCTTGACCATTAGCCATTGTCCACTTTTGTTCTGGTGTAAGACTTAACAGATGATCTACTACTTCATCAACTGTTCTGTCCATCATAAATTTTTTAAATTCAGGATAGATACTTGCATATGTATCACAACCTGTATGAATAATTGGAAGTTCTTCAAATTTAATATCTTGTTTGTGAACTTCTTTATCTAATAATTCTTTAACTTCTGGATTGTATTTAACCCCTGTTTCACGCATCGGAGTACCACGAGGTAATCCAAAATTCATACATCTAAAATTACAACCAAATGTGCGTAAAAATACAGAAGGAACGCCTACAAAGCGTCCTTCGCCTTGTACACTATAAAATGCTTCACTATATCTTAATTTCATTTTCAACTCCTATTATACATTATAGTGTTTATTTAGGTTTTTGTCAACCATTAACATCCAGTACTTTCTTCAAACATTTCCATTTGTGTAATGTCTTTTTTGGAATATTTTTGTTTTTCTGGAATAACACCGCGAACACCGCCTGCAGGTTCTTCCATATCTCCGTCACGACGAAAAATCAAATGAACATGTGGATACATACAAGTCTGTCCTGCACTAGTTCCTATGTTAATTCCAATATTGTATCCTGTAATAGGATTGCTTTCGGCTTCAATATTCATATTGCCCATTTCTTGAGCAAACTTAAAACACTTTTGAATATTTTCTACTGTGTTTTCTTTAGGAACAACAAGAGTATGTCCTTCTGTTACAGGATAGAGATCACTATAAACAACAA